CAAGCGCAACAACTTTTGCACTTAGCGGAGATGTTGAACCGAACAGCTTTGAATTTGATGGTCAAACAGGCGGCAGCACAAAAACGTTTACAGTAAACATTGCAAATAGTTTTATTAGTAACAAAGATGTTACTTACGATGCAAGTAATGCTGACGAACTACTATTAAATAAAACAACAGGCACAACTGGTGTATACAGAATTACAAAACGTAATTTCTTAAAAACAATTCCGTTAGTTCCAGCAGGCGCAATGATGCCATTTGGCGGCGAAGAAGCACCAGAAGGATGGTTACTGTGTGACGGCCAAGAAGTTAATAAGTCTGACTATAATGAACTTTGGATTGCAATACAGCATAACTTTAAAGATCCTTCATTAGTATCTGACAACGGTGTAAATAAATTTACACTACCAGATTTTAGAGGTAGATTTGCACTAGGTCTTGATAATATGGGCGGCCCGAGTGCTAACCGTGTTTCAGATATTGCAGCTGATGCAATTGGCGGAAACGCCGGAGCAGAAGCAACAACAATAGGAACTGCCAATCTACCAGAACACGAACATGATTTAGAAGGTGAAAGCGGTACACAATTTTATGGTGTTAGAGTTGGCGCCGGCGAACCAGTTGACGATAATGCAATTACATTACCGATTGAGCCAGGACTAGGCGGAACACAAGGTATTGCTTCAAGCGGCGGCATTAAAACTGAATCTGCGCTAGGAACACCATTAGATGTTATGAATCCTTACTTAGCAGTCAATTACATAATTTATACGGGGCAATAATAGATGAGTTATCAACTAAACAAAACAGACGGCACTCTGCTACTAGACTTAATTGACGGACAGATTGATACAGCTAGTACTAATCTTACATTAGTTGGTAGAAACTATACAGGATACGGAGAATATTTTAACGAAAACTTTATTCGTTTACTAGAAAACTTTAGTAATACTGCTGCACCGAGTAATCCTTTAACAGGACAATTATGGTGGGATAGCACAGAACAGCGTTTAAAAGTCTATGACGGAGCAGTGTGGAAAGCAAGCGGTGGCCCGATCGTACAAAACACTAGACCACAAATGGTTGCTGGTGATTTATGGATTGATAACCTAAATAACCAAGTATATGCATTTGACGGTACTGACTTGATGTTAATGGGACCGCAGTATAAACAGTCACAGGGCAAAAGCGGATTTGAAATCGGCAGCATACTTGATCAACAAAGTAGATCACGTACAGTTGCATACTTGTATGTAGGCGGTACACTTTCAGCAGTAATTAGTAACATTGAATTTACACCAATTTATGCACAGCGTATTTTAGGATTAGTAACACCATCAAATCCTAACGGAATTATCCGCGTAGGCATGAATATAATCGATACTGCTAACTTTAAATTTAGAGGTATTGCAGATTCAGCAAACGCTCTTGTTACAGCCGGCGGCGTAGTTAGAGCTGCTGACAGTTTTCTTCCATCTACTGCAAGCGGCATTACAACAGGTACACTAACTATTCAAAACTCAGGTGGCTTAACAATTGGCCTATCGCAGAATAATGTACAAAAAGTTGTTGGTCCTAGATTTTATATCGAAAACCAACTTACTGATCACGATTTAAGTTTACGAGTCAAGTCAAGTACATTTGGTGCTATTTCAGTTGATGCAATTTATGTAGATGCAAGTACAGCACGAGTTGGCATATTTACTACTAACAGATTACCAGAATATACATTAGATGTTGAAGGTGATTTAAGAGTTACAGGTGACTTAATTGTCGAAGGCGACAGAGTTGCACTGGATGTACAAACATTAAGAGTAGAAGATAAGATTATTGAAATTGGTGTATTAAATGATAGTACAGAACTTACTGATGCTCAAGCAGATTCATCAGGCATACAAGTAAACAGCAGCAATGGTAGTAAAGATATACTTTGGAAAGTTGCAACAAATGCGTTTACAACAAATGTAAATTTTGATCTTGAAAATACTTCCGCCACATATAAAATAGGCGGAGTAGATAAATTAACAAATAATGCACTTGTTAATGTTACTACCGCACTACAATTAAATCAAATTGGCACACTTTTATCATTGCAAGTTGATGAAGTTAATATTGATGGTAAAACAATTACCTCTACTAACGACATGGCAATCACATCTATTAATGGTATTGCTATAACAGCCGGCAACGATATTAATGTTACTGATAATCAAAAAATTACAGGTGTAGCTAAAGCAGTTAGTGCAAGACAAGCTGCACTATTATCTATAACAGAATCAGCAAATAACACAGTTACAACTAAAGAATATGTAGACCAAGAAATTGCAACAGATCCTGTTGTGTTTAGTATGGACGTTACAGGATTAGGCATAGGACCAGCATTACAAGCAGCAGTTGCAGCTTATTTAAATGATTTGTATCCTGCGGCAACACTAAACACTAATAAAATTGCACGTATACATACAACATCTTATGCTGGAGCAACAGTTGAGGGTGTAAATGTAGAAGGTGCAAAAAATGTAAGTTACATATCAGTTGACTCTAACGGAACACAGAATGAAACAGTGGTACAAGACGTTGCATTTGCTCCTGAAGGCGCAAGCGGCATTGTTATTCTTACACCAGCAAGAACATTAATGACATACCAATCAAACGGAACAAGTTGGGATTTCGTAGGAACTACAGCGTATCCATAAAAACGATAAATAATATAATAGCATTAGGGGTTACATAAGAACATGGCTTATTCAATAGATAGATATAACAATACACTGCTAACCACAGTGGAAGATGGAACAGTTGATCAAACAACTGATCTTAAATTCATCGGCAAAAACTACGCAGGGTACGGCGAAATACAAAACGAAAACTTTTTGTTTTTACTAGAAAACTTTAGCGGAGCAAATCAACCAGCTAGACCAATTAGCGGTCAAGTCTGGTTTGATAGTGGTACAAGTAAATTAAAATTTTATGACGGCACACAGTGGCGCACAACAGGTGGCGCCGAAATTGGAGCAACTGAACCAACAGGATTAGCTAATGGCGACTTTTGGTGGGACAGTGGCAATGATCAATTATATGTATACAACGGTACAAGTTTTGTACTTATAGGACCACAGAACGCAGGCGAAGGTGTAACCCAAATGCAAAGCCTTGAAGTTCTTGATACTACAAGTGCTACACGAGGATTAATTGCTGCTGTTATTGAAGATGAAACATTATATATTGTAAGTCCTACTGAATTTGACCTAAATGCTAATGAAACAGCATTAATTGCTCAAGGCTTCGACAGGATCAATGTTGGTATTACATTGCGAAATACTAAACTAGCAACCGCCGGAGTTACTAGCACAGCTGATAGATTCCACGGAACTGCAACTAATGCTGAAAAACTTGGTGGAATAGCAGCGGCAAACTTTGTACAAACCGGAGTAGGTAACACAGTATTTGCAAGTGCAGTTGAAGCACCAGATGATGGTATTTTAGTTGGCGACTCGCAAGATTTCCAATTTAAAATCGACTCCAACGGTTTTGACGGAGTTATTCAAAATATTACTAATAACGGAACAATTCAGTTAAAGGTTACTAGCGGCGCAGGTGTATTAACGCATGTTGCAACAGTACAATCAACTGGAATAGTTCCGCCAGTTGATAACACATTTACATTAGGAAGTGCAAGTTTTGGATTTTCAAATGTGTATGCAACAAACTTTACAGGCGAAGCAACTAAAGCAGCTACACTAAGAGTAGGAAGTGATTTCCGTAGTGCAAGTGCTAGTGCAACTAATAATACAGTAGCAGTACGTGATGCAACAGGCAACATTGCTGCAAACTTATTCCAAGGTACTGCAACACAAGCACGTTATGCTGATTTAGCAGAAAAATATTCAACAGCTGAAGAACTAGCACCTGGTACAGTTGTAGCAGTATGCAGCCATGAAGATCATGAAGTCGAAGCTGCAAGTGTAGGAACAATTGCAATTGGAGTTGTTTCAACAGATCCAGCTGTAATGATGAACAGTGAAGCAGAAGGTCAATACATTGGACTTAAAGGGCGCTTACCAGTTCGTGTAATTGGTGCAGTTAAAAAAGGTCAAGCAGTTTACGTAGACGACAACGGATGTGCAAGCACAGCAATTAACGGCGGCAGTTTAGTAGGAATTGCACTAGAGGGCAATGGCGATGAGGGTGAAAAATTAGTCGAATGTGTACTAAAGGTTTAAGGAACCATCATGGCAGATATTACAGCAGCACGAATTAATAACTTACAATCTAGTATTGCACTAATACTTGGAACAGGCTCTGGACAAAACGGTTATGGACAGATAGTTACAAGTTCACCAGTTAACAATACCGGCGATGTAGTTGAAGCTGCCGATGTGAATGCAATTTATGCTGATATTCTTAAAGCAAGAATACACCAGGTAGGCGTTGGCGATATCGGTATAGCAGAAGTTGTGCAAAATCTTAACATTATTGCAGAACAAACAAGTTCGTTTATTAATGACAGTGGCGTAACTTCGACAGATCCAGAAGGATTTAAAAAGGGAATAGTAGATTTTGAAAATCTAATGTCACAAGTGCAAGCGGATAAACAACTTATTCATCCAACACAATCTGCATTAGAACCTGCTATATCTAGTGCAAGAACTAGTTCTTGGAATGGATTAATTTATCATGAAGTAGCAGTAACCTTTAGTTCTGCTGAATCTAAAAGATTCTTTTTTAACACAGGTGGTGAGATCAGAATTAGTGCAAACAATAGCGGAGCATCAACACCAAAAGGTCTTGACTGGAGTCAATTATGTTCGCAAGTAGGAACTATTAAATTTGGTTCAGAAACTACAGTTTCAACATCAGGCGGCGGATCATCAATTGGCAATTACGATTTAACAAGCGCATTTCAAAATATATATCAAAAAATCGGCAGTGGCACTTATAGTGCTGTATATGCAGGCAACATCTACACTATTAAAGCAAGGTCAGACATTGATACACGCATTATCTTTAGAATCGAATTTAATGATGTGGTATTTGATAATAATATTGACAATAATGTTGATGGCAGACTCGAAAGTGTAATACAGCACTACCGCGCGGATGGAGAAGTTACTGTTCCTGCACCGTCATATTTTAATTCTCAAACGTTAGCATAACCAATCATTTTGTTTTTAAAATATTTTTAAATAAATACTAGATAGCAAAAAGAGATGATGAATGCCAACAACAATTTTAGCCAGTAGATATAATACTCTTAGGAATGATGTAAATCTTGTTCTCTCTCAATCAAGTGTAAATACTCCGTCATACGGGTATGGGCAAGCATTTAGTACAGATAGTAAAGTTGGAACACGTACCGTTGCTAATCCTGTTGATGCCGATAAAGTTTCAGCGCAAGATTACGAAGATCTATATATTGATATTGTAAGATGTAGAGCACATCAAATAGGTGCAACTAACGTAACTATCGATGACTTTATTGTAGGTGATTATAACACTAATTTAAGCTCTACTGACAAAATTGAAGAAGCATATGTTACTAATCTAGAGTCATTAGCAGCTAATATCATTACTGATAGATTTTCTGTAGCATCAACTAATTTAGATTTGGCAGCTGTAACAAATGCAAGTAGCTATAGACCAGGTACTACACAGGTAGGCGGCTCGACTTGGAACGGAATAATTAGTCATATTTTTAGAATGACTTGGCCGTCTGAACAAGACAGACGTCATTATTTTAACGCCGGCGGCGAAATTAGGTTAGCTGCATCAGTGGATTATACAGGCAGTCAAGCAAAAACAGTTGACTGGCAAACTATATTAGCTGCAATGGGATCTACTAGTTTTAAGGCAAATGAAACACTTAATAATGCTGGTGTTGGCACTGGATCAAATATAGGCAATTATGATCTAACATCCAGCTACCGGCTAGTGTATTCAAGAACCGGCGGCGCAGTTTATGCAAGAAATGAATATAGAATCTATGCAAAAGAATATGCTACAGGTGATACTACTTCGGCTATACAGTTTAAAGTAGATTTTGTTGATGGACGCCCAAATGATGTTACTTACGGTATTGATGAAGTAGTTTACGGAGATTTTAATAGCAATGTTCAAACAGCTACTCCGAATAGTCAAGTAGTAATTAATGGAGATCTATATGATGCTGTAATTGTTGATACAATACCAATTGGTGCAAATATAGCAGAATTAGACGGATCTCCACCGCCGTCTTATGAAATAATCCCAAACACAACTTCAGTAAATGAAGGTGGCCAAGTTTCATTTACAATTAACACTTCTAATGTGGTTACAGGTACTACACTGTATTGGACTACAGATCAAGTTTCTGGAACATTTAATAGTTCTGATTTTGTTAATGGAGTGACAGCTGGGGCTGTTACTATTACTAGTGAAACAGCGTCATTTACTAAAACACTAACATTAGATAGTACTACAGAAGGTACTGAAACTTTTACATTAGAATTAAGAACTGATTCGATTAATGGACCAATAGTAGCGTTAACTGATACAATAACAGTTAATGATACAAGTTTAACTCCTCCACCACCTCCACCTCCACCTCCACCTCCACCACCGGTTGGCACACCACCACCACCTCCTGCTGTGTTTACTATTTCAATGTCACCTACTAGTAGCAGCTTTAACACAACAGTTGATAGTACAGTAAGTCAAACTGTAACAGTTACATGCACAGCTAGTAGTGGAACTTACGATTTACAAATAACTTCAAATCCTACTGGATGGATAGCATACGTCGACGGAGTAACAAATCTTGCAAGAGTCACTGGTTCATTATCTGCAGGACAGTCTACAACACATGAATTAAGTTTTACTCCAACATCTGCAGTTCCTAATACTACAGTTACTTTTGGATTAGTAAATAATACAACTAGTAGTGTACAAAGTTTTACATTTACAGGCTCGTCAAGTCCCCAAGCACCAAGTCTTAGTTTTAGTCCTAGTTCGGGTATTGTTAATAGTACACAATTTACATTAACTTGGGACGATAACGGCGCAGGAACTGGTGGATTTTCTACAGAGATTGCTGTTACTGGCCCCGATGGTGTAACTAGCGTCAATAATGATCCGAGCGGATCTCAAACTACAACACTTGGTATAGTTGGTCCATGGGTAGCTGAGTTTAATACTCCGGGAGGCACAGCAGTTGATTCGGTGTCGGTAAATTCAGCACCACCACCACCGCCTCC